GGTTTCTTCAAGAAGGTCATGACCCCGTTCAAGGCGAACGGTAAGACCATTGAGTTGAAGTCTCCTGAGGAAGCCATCCAGCTGATGCAGATGGGGGCCAACTATACCAGGAAACTTCAGGAACTTGCGCCCTCGCGCAAAGTCCTAACCATGCTTCAGAACAATGATCTTCTGGACGAAAGCAAACTTTCTTTCCTGATTGATCTGGACAAGAAGAATCCTGAAGCGATAAAGAAGCTCATTAAGGAAGCTGGCATTGATCCACTAGAGATCGATACGGCCTCTGAACCGGCATATACCGAAGGAAGTCACCGGGTCACTGATGAAGAAGTGAATTTCAAAACCACTCTGGAAGACCTTGGGTCCACTCCAGAAGGTACGGAAACACTTCGCGCCATCAATTCCCGCTGGGACCAGCCCTCTAAGGAATTGCTGTGGAAGCATCCTGAGATCATGGCGACAATCCATGCTCAGCGCGAGGTCGGGATCTACGACCGGGTCGTTGCTGAAGTGGACCGCAGAGAGACCCTCGGATCGTTTCCGCCAGGTACTACGTTCCTCCAGGCCTACAAGATTGTTGGCGATGAGCTGACTGAAGCCAAAGCCTTCGAAGATCTTCGGGAAAAGGCCCTAGGTAACGCTACAACGACTGCCGGCGATCCCCCTGGCCAGAGGGACACCGCCAAGCCTGTCGAACCGGTAGCGACCAGGGTGGCTACTCCCAAGGCCCCTGTGCGGAACGATGCCGCTGCGAGTGCTGCGTCTGCTACGCCGACCACTCCAGCTAAAGCCGAGGTTTTCGTTAATCCGCTCGCGATGTCGGACGACGAATTCCTCAAGAAATTCGATGGTCGCCTCTAAGATCAAGGGATCTTGAACGATGCTTAACTATAACGCCCCGAACGGAAGCCCTTCGGACATTGATGCCGGTGGTTCTTCCTCGCAGATGAACACCTTCTTCTACCTGAAGAAGGCCATCATCACCGCCCGCAAGGAGCAATATTTCTCCCCGCTGGCGTCCGTCCAGAACATGCCGAAGAACTACGGCAAGACGATCAAGGTCTACGAGTACGTTCCGCTGCTCGACGACCGGAACGTCAACGACCAAGGTCTCGACGCCGCTGGCGCCGTGATCGCCAACGGCAACCTCTACGGTTCGTCGAAGGACGTTGGCACGATCGTGTCGAAGCTCCCGACCCTGTCGGAAAACGGCGGTCGAGTGAACCGAGTGGGCTTTACCCGCCTGCAACGTGAAGGCTCGATCACCAAGTTCGGCTTCTTCACCGAATTCACCAAGGAAAGCCTGGACTTCGATTCCGACGCCGACCTGATGGATCACCTCTCGCGTGAACTCGTCAACGGCGCCGTCCAGCTGACCGAGGCGGTCCTTCAAAAGGATCTCCTGGCGGCTGCCGGGGTCATCGTCTACGCCGGTGCTGCCACCACCAATGGCACCATCACCGGTGAAGGCGGCACGCCTTCGGTTGTGAGCTACTCCAACCTGATGCGTCTGGACCAGATCCTGACGGACAACCGCACGCCCAAGCAGACGACGGTGATCACGGGCTCCCGCCTGATCGACACCAAGACCCTGCCGGCAGCTCGTGTCATGTTCATCGGCTCGGAACTGGTTCCGATCGTGAAGGCCATGAAGGACCTTCACAACGAGCGTGCCTTCATCGCTGTCCAGCACTACGCCGACGCCGGTACGGTGCTGAACGGTGAAATCGGCACTGTGGATGCCTTCCGGATCGTTCAGGTCCCGGAAATGCTCCACTGGGCTGGTGTTGGCGCCAATGCCACTGGCGGCAACCTCGGCTACCGGACCTCGGGCGGTAAGTACAACGTCTACCCGATGCTGGTGCTGGGCGACGACAGCTGGACGACCATCGGCTTCCAGACCGATGGCAAGTCGGTGAAGTTCTCGACCATCACCAAGATGCCTGGTCCGGAAAACGCTGACCGCAACGATCCCTACGGAGAGACGGGCTTCAGCTCGATCAAGTGGTACTACGGGATCCTGGTGAAGCGTTCGGAGCGCATTGGTCTCCTGAAGACCGTTGCCCCGCTGTAATCAGCGTCCGAGCACAAATAGGAAAGGGGGGGCCTTGGCTCCCCCTTTTTTACGAGTACAGTACCCGTATTCAAATCAACCCAGAAAATGGGACATCCTGATACCATGGACACTTCAAACACCACGGCTGAGGCTGATCAAACTTCGCAGCAATCTCCGTTTTCTACTGCTCCGCAGCCTCCGGCTGCGCCGCCTGTTCCGCCTCCGGAACAACCCAATGAACGTGAAGTCCTGATGTCCAGAGCCCGCCTCATGGGTATCGAGTTTTCCAACAACATCGGCACCGAAACCCTTCGTGCCCGGATCAAGGCGAAACTGGACGGTGAGACGAAGCCAGAGGAACCGGCTGTCGAGGATGGCGAGATCAATGCGCTGACTGGTGAACCGGTCAACGTTCCCAAGAAGTCTCTGCGCCAGCAGATCTATGAGGAGCAAATGAAGCTGGTCCGGATCCGGATCACCTGCATGGATCCAAAAAAGAAGGATCTTCCCGGCGAGATTTTCACGATCGCCAATGAATACCTTGGCACTGTCCGGAAGTTTGTTCCCTTCGGGGAAGTGACGGATGACGGTTTCCACGTCCCCTACTGCATCTACACGATGCTCGAGGAGCGTCGCTTCCTGAACATTCGAACCAGGAAGGACAAGCGCACGGGTGTCGAACATCCCGAGACCTCGTGGGC